TAAGAACCTTAAACTCATAACCACGATCTAGGCACCACTCTTCTGCTGCCTTCCACTTTGCCTGATTCTTGGCATACTCAACGACTTCATAAATGTATGCTTTTGTTTTTCTTTTCTGAACCTTTGGTTCCACACACTGTCTTTGTGGTTTAATCTCAATAATCATTTTTTTGATTTTACCACTAGATTCTTTGACCTTAATATAAAAGTCTGGGAAATATCTGTGGTATCTATTGTCTAGTGGCGAACGATAAGGAACGACAATTTCTTCACTACCCCATTCCAAAATGTTTTGATTATTATCACAATAAACCATAAACTTTCGCTCCCAAAGAGAACGATAGATTATGTTTGTTGGGTCACCTTTATATTTCTGTGGGTATGATGGTTGAAATTTTCCCTTATATGACATCTAAATACTTAATAATATAAGTTCTATTAGAGATATTTAGATGGTACTCGGACCTAGAGATAAAGCACAACGAATACAAGATAACATAAGGAAACCGAGGGAAGAAGAAGATACTTCATCAGATACTGGAGCTGGTGGTGCATCACAACCTAAACCTAAACCACCTAGAGGAATACCGTCAGCAGCTCTTAGGCTCAGTATGAGCGATATGAAGAACAAGATTGGTAATCTTGCTCTCACAAATACTTATTATGTACAAATAACATTACCACCACAGTTAAAATCTCATTTCAAAAACAGTTATAATAAAACTGATCCAGAAATGGCAAAAATTGAGTCTTTTGTAAATCAAAGACTTGGATATCTCTGTTCAGAGGCAACTCTTCCTGTTTCCTCATATGCCACTGCTGAGGTAAAAGATAACTTTATGGGAATTCCTCAGGAATTTGCCCATACTCGTTTATATACTGATATTGATTTGACTTTTTATGTTGATTCGAATTATAGTGTAATGAGATTTTTTGAAGGTTGGATGGACTATATTTCTGGTGGAAATGGTTCAGAAAGAAAAAATAAACAAGGAGGGATTATAGACCCACAAGAACCATCTATTTACGATCCTGGACCAATCTACAAGAGGTTTGTATATCCAGATTTTTATAAGGCTCAAACAATGAGCATTACAAAATTTGAACGTGATTTTAAAAGAGAATTAAAATATACGTTTGTTAATGCCTTCCCTAAAGCACTTACGGCAGTTCCAGTTTCCTATGGTTCTGCAGAAATATTAAAGGTATCGGTTACTTTCAACTTCGATCGTTATTTTGTAGGTAGAGTAGCGGCATCCGCAGAAGAAAAATCAGAACCAGCAGCATCAGAGCAATCCGCGCCCCTAAAACCACAACCACAAAGACCAAGAGCATTAACAGAGAGAGGTAGGTTAATTCTTGAGGGTAGAAGTCCACTTTCTGATGGAGCACGTATCGGTCCACGAGGGTAATAAATAATCACAACTGAAGTTATTATAGGTTATTATGCCTTTACCAAAGATTAATACTCCAACCTATGAGTTGGAACTGCCTTCCAATGGAAAGAAAATTAAATATCGTCCTTTCCTTGTAAGAGAAGAAAAAATCCTTATTATGGCACTAGAATCTGAAGATATGAAACAGATTACAAGTGCTATTGTTCAAATCTTGACCGACTGCATTCAGACAAAAGGAGTCAAGGTTTCGGATCTTGCCACTTTTGATATTGAATATTTGTTCCTAAACATTCGCGCTAGATCTGTTGGCGAATCCGTTGAGGTGAATGTAACTTGTCCTGATGATGGCGAGACATCTGTGCAGATGGAAATTGATATTGATGCTATCAAAGTTCAGAAAGACAAGAATCATAAGAATATTATCAAACTAGATGATAATCTTTCTATGAAACTCAAGTATCCATCATTGGAACAGTTTATTGAAAATAACTTTGAATATAATGAAGAAGTTAGTGATGTAAACAAATCTCTGAGTATGATTACATCTTGTATTGAGATGGTTTATGATTCTGAAGAAAGTTGGAATGCTGTTGATTGCACCAAGAAAGAACTGGAAGAGTTTATTGAGCAATTGAATACCAAACAATTTAAAGAGATTGAGACGTTCTTTACAACGATGCCGAAACTTTCTCATACAATTAAGGTAACGAATCCGAATACAAAAGTGAAGAGTGATATTGTTCTGGAGGGACTCGCAAGTTTTTTCAGTTGAGTATGGCTCATACTAATCTTGAGTCATACTATAAAGTCAATTTTGCCTTGATGCAGCATCATAAATACTCTTTGACAGAGCTTGAGAATATGATTCCTTGGGAGAGAGAAGTATATCTTACTTTACTCGAACAATACATTGAAGAGGAAAATCTAAAGGCACAACAGCAAAGTGGACATTAATCAAGTTTATAGAGCACCATCAATACCGAAACTTGGTAAGAAGACTGTATCTTCTTCGGCATTGCGTGGTGCGTCTACAACTACTGCTGTTCCAAAACTAAATCAAACTAAATTTACATTTTTAAAACCAAAAATTTCTGCCGATAATTTAAAAACAGAAGCATCTTCTGTTTCGGTAGAACAATCCCTGGCAGAAACTAATAGAATTCTTGTAGAGATCCAGAAGCAACTCTCTTTGGATTTTGCAAATAGAATTGCCGAAGAGAAAGATATACTTGATAAGACAAAAAAGGCAGAATCAAAGAGAAAATTTTCACTAAAAGAAAAATCTGTAGAAGGCGTCAGAAAAATTGGTGCAGTTGCTGGAGGAATTTCTAGCAAGATTATTGCACCAACGTTGAGCATCTTTGATAAAATAAAAGAGTTCTTTAGTATAATACTAACCAGTATCATTGCAACTAAAGCTTTTGCTTGGTTACAAAAAGAAGAGAACAGGCAAAAGTTAGATAGAATATTTGAATTTGTTGGAAAATATTGGAAGGAAATTGCAGGAGTATTGATTGGCATAAAGTTAGCTACTACTATTGCTAGTTTATGGGGAACTATATCGTTAATTGGTGGTATTTTGGTTAGTCCTGCAGTTCTTTTTGCATTGAGTGGAATTGCAGCACAGGCATGGAAATCAAAAGAGATTAGTAATCTTGCAGAAGCAGAAGCAAAAAAAAGAGGAATAACAAAACAAGAGGTTTTGCAAGAAAGACAAGAAGCAAAAAACTCTTTTTGGGCAATTTTGGGTGATGCATTTTCTAGTGGTGCATTTAGTATGGATATGGGAATCGGTGCAGGATCTAATTTCCAAAGATTAAATCTTGAACCAAAACCACAACAAAAGTCTAAAGGTGGAACGATTTATAATTTCAATCCAACTGCAATACAAAAATTCTCCAGTGGTGGTTCTGTTCAAGGATATGCTGAGGGTGGAACCTATGAACGTTTGAGAGGAACCGTTGGTGGAATTGGTTCTGGAATGGTTGATAGTGTAAAGGCAATGCTTGCTCCTGGAGAAGAGATTATTAGAACAACTTCTGCAATGTTGTTTAGACCTCTTCTGAAAGATATTAATGATAATGCTGGAAGATTGTGGACACAGTTTTCACAAGCTATTAACAAGTTGTTTAGTGTAACCGAACGTCAAAAGAAAACAGCAGAAGAATTTGCAAAAGTCCTAGAAGATTTTAATAGGTATATTGAGGACGATATACAAAAGAAAAAAACATCTGGTGTTCCTCCTCAAGGTGGAGGGATAGGTGGAATGGCAACAACTATTCGTCCATCTTCTTCTGAGAAAAAACAAATATCAGCGGCACCACGAATTACTAATTTCATTATGAATTCTTCACCAACTGGTGGAATGAATTTCCTGCCAATGGTTCTTCCAACTCAAAAATCCAAACCACCTCAAATGCCTCAAATGAAAACAAAGGCAAATGAGGTTGTTGCAATATCTCCCATTGATGTTACTAATCCTTGGATGGAAGTAACATCAGAGTGGTATGGAATTCAAATGTACGGGTGATAAGATATGGAAACGCAAGTAAATCAACTTAAACTAAACGTTACCAATATTAATAGTTATTTGATTAATTCAAATAATCAACTGAAAAAACTCAGGGGCGATAAAAAAAACTTGTTTACCAAACTTGAAAAGCAAAAAGAATTGAGAGAAAAAGAATCTAACGTAGAATCAAGGAGTCTTGGAATTAAATCTGCATTTTCTAAGATTGTTGGTGCAGTCTCTTCACCAGTGAAAGGTATTTTTGATAAAATTTTAGAACTTTTTGGAATCATTGCACTTGGTATTCTAGTTCAGAAACTTCCTGAAATCATAGCAAAGTTAGAACAATTTTTTGATAGTGGGTTTTTTAAATCACTTGTAGGTATGTTAAACACTTTGGCAAAAGGTATTGGATTTTTGATAGATTTAACCATATCAATTACATCATCAGAGATTCAGAAATTAGATACTGAAAGTAAAAAT